TACCGCATCCATCGCCACTTGACTGACTGCTATGGAATCCATCGCCACTTGACTGGCCACAACCGTATTTAGCGCGGTTGGGCTTGCAATCACGGCATCCATCGCCGATTGACTGGCCGCTACCGTGTTCAACGCGACTGGGCTAGCGATTACCGCATCCATGGCCACTTGGCTGGCCACGACCGTATTTAGCGCGGTTGGGCTAGCGATTACCGCATCCATGGCCACTTGGCTGGCCACGACCGTATTTAGCGCGGTTGGGCTAGCGATTACCGCATCCATAGCCACTTGGCTGGCCACGACCGTATTTAGCGCGGTTGGGCTTTCAATCACGGAATCCATAGCCGATTGACTGGCCACAACCGTATTTAGCGCGGTTGGGCTTACAATCACGGCATCCATCGCCGATTGACTGGCCACGACCGTATTTAGCGCGGTTGGGCTAGCGATTACCGCATCCATAGCCACTTGGCTAGCCGCTACCGCATCCATCGCTACCGCACTTGCTGCTATGGAATCCATCGCCACTTGACTGGCCACAACCGTATTTAGCGCGGTTGGGCTTGCAATCACGGCATCCATCGCTATTTGGCTGGCAGCAACCGCATCCATAGCCAACTGGCTAGCCACCAGAGTATCCATCGCCACTTGGCTAGCCGCTACCGCATCCATAACCGTAGCGTTCCCGGCCAAAGCCTCCATCGCCGAACCGTTAGCAGCGACCCACCCCATCACAGTCGCACTGCCCACCAGCGTTGGCGTGGCAAACGCCCCAACGCCTAAGTAGTTAAGCGCCGGGTCGCCACTAAATATCTGGATTGCCGCAATCTGAGAACCCGCAATAGCGTTAACAAACGCCGTATTATTGAGGGTCAAGTTGCTCGCGTCATCGGAATGTGCGATGGCGCCCATCGGCCCTGCTAGCATCACCAGGGTGTCAACGTCATCTTGGTTGATAATCACCTGGTTGAAGCCAGATACATTCACAGGCTCTTGCAGCCAACTTTCCAGCAGTGGGCCATCCTGCGCGCCACTTAGTCCAAGCAAAAAGTTACGGGCAATATCGGCGGCGAAGGCTTCGGTCAACATGCCTTCCAAGCTCAGCAGCTTGTTATAAATCGGGGGTATTAACGATGTGCTCATGGCACCTCCGTAATGGTGGCTGTACTTTGCTGCAGCGTACCGCTGTCATAAGTGTAGGTTTCGGTGCGAACTCGCCCCTGAAACTCTGTCGATGACTGGGAAATCACCCCACCGCTGTAGGTGTACGTCGTGGTACGCAGATACCCGCCGACGTTCTCGGTCATGCCCGTAATCAGCCCGTCAGCGTCATAGTTAAAAGTGGTGGTATCGGCGGAGCGCGTCCAAGGGTCGCCCTTCGGCTGGTTATCGATCTGTTGCTGTGTGTAGTAGCGGTCATCGTGGGTGTGTACCAGCGCCGCTTTTCCTTCTAACGCCGCCCGCAGTCCAGCAATCGCGTCAATGTTAAGTGCGTCGAGATCCGCTCGGTTAAGCTTGATGTACTCGACAATTTCTTGGAGTTCGTCCAGCGTCGTATCATCGCTTTGTAGTAGCGCGTTTACGCTGGCTAACGCCGCCTGCGTCTCCTGCCGTAACGCATACTGAGAGTGCGGATCAGTGTTATTTTCGTGGCTCTCTAATTGGGTCTTTGTCGCATACTGGGTATGCGGGTCAGCTTCCCCAACGTGGGTGTGCAACGCTGCCCCCACTTCGCTCGCTGCGTTGCTAGCGGCTGACTCTGCCGCCCCCTGGGCTTCTTCTGCGCCTTGTCGGGCGCTCACAGCGAGGTTCTTGTTTTCTAGCGTTGCGGCGGCGGCGGATTCAACGGCCTGCAAGTCCCCGTAAAGCGCTTCCGCTTCTACACGGGCCGTTTGGGCCCGCTCGGTATTTTCAGCGACCTGCTGTTCAAGCTGGGCGAGGTTGTTGACGTAGGCTTTAACGTAAAGCCCCACTCCCACAATGTTGGCCATCGCCGGGATAAACCTTAGCCGGTGGCCACCGTTTTCCATCCCGGTTTGCGGGTCGGCGTCGTCGCTGTACGTGTTGCCATCGCCGCCGATGTCTTCTGGGAACGTCACCTGGGCCATTACAACACCTCCAGCAAGTTGAGATCGGTGGCGTGTTCGGAATAGCGCGGGTGCGCCATGGGGTTAAGGTCTTTTTGACGCGCCAGGAAGGTGCGCACGAAGTTGGCCGGGGCAGGTTCTACGCTGTAGGCGTACAGGATCTCGCCGTGCTGGCCTTCGGTGCGTTGCATCGAGAACAGGCGTTGGTAGGCTTCCGACTCGCTCAAATGAGCCAGCGACATCTGTACAGTGCGCCGGAGCCGCTTCACGTAGGCGTATTCCGTGCGGTCGTTGGCCTCGGCAAACTCATCGGCGGAGTCAAAGCCGTGTTGTATGCCGTAGGAGACGTTCAAACTGGGCTGCCAGGCGTCGGCAATAAACACGCGGCCAAAGCGCAGAAACCCCTCACTGTTGGCTTCATCAAACAGTTCAACCCGAATACGTTTGGCCATAACGCTGTCAGGTAGGAAGTAAGTGAGCAGCGGGGTGAATTGGCCCCGCTCTTCCTCGTCTAAGCGCCCTGACCAAAAGTTGTCGTACTCCCATTCCAGTTGTTCGGTTTGATACACCGCTGGCCAGACGTCCATCACGTCGCTCTCAAACAACACCTGATTGGTCGTGCTGTACGCGGTGATCTTGAACTGGGCATCAGATGTGAAATTGTGCGCCGCGATGGATACCACATGCACGGGGCGCACCCGGTTGAGTGTCGCATCGAACCAGGTATTGGCGGGCGCTGTATCCGTGGTGCGCGAAAATACCGACAGCACCTCATCCCGAGCATACGCCAGCGGCATATCCGACACGTACCCCCCGCCAGACAGATCCGCATAACGGATTAGATTCGGCCAGCAGAGGGTTATCTTTTCGCGTTTTAGTGCCATGTCAGCCCCACAGTTGTAGTCGTTGCACGCTGCTTTCGGCGTCTAGCTCTATCCCGATCAGCAGCATTTTTCGCGGTGTGTCATAACCCAGGCGCGGGTAGTAAACTTCGCCGACCTGGCCTACCCGCCAATCCTGGGTTTTACCCACTTGCACTTCGATGCTGACGCGGTCGCGGCGCACCGAGTACAGCCCAATCAACCGCTGGCATACCGCTGTGGCATCTTGAACGCTGCGTAACCGGGATACCTCGCGGTAGTTGAGGGAGAGCAAGTGGCGCGATTTAGTCGCTTGGGACTCAGCGGAAGCGGTGCGGGCGGCTTTCTTCAAGCGAGCGGCGCGGGCGCTACTGACACTGCCCGCCACGCTTTCTAGGGTGGATTCGATATGGTCGCAATCCATCTCGACACGCCATAGCGGCAGGCCGTTATCCCCAACCCCGATCTCGCTACGGTCAGACTCGCTGACCATGTAGGGCTCGATGCGGAACTCAGCAGTTTGGTCTTCGGGCGGTACCAGCAGTCCAGCGAATACCGTGCCGCTTACATCGATACCTCTGTAAGCGCCTACCGAGGTGATCAATTCGTCAATCATCTCAACGGTGGAGCGGTTGCTATCCACGTACAGGCCCACCGTACCCACGTCATTCAGCGCGCTGACACTGGCAGACGTAATCGGCAGCGAGACGTCTGCACACAACATGGCCATCACGGAACCTGCGCCGGTTTGCGCTGTTTTCGCGTCGCAAGTGATCTCGCCTACCGGTGAAGCCCCTAGACGGAAGTACCCTTGGTAGCGCCGGTAAGTGCCCGCGCTGGGGGTACTCGACAGCAAGTTGCTCAGCGAGCTGGCTTGCCCGCCGTAACTGAGCGCCGCGCCACCGTCATACACCGCCGTGACGGTGCAATCGCTGCGACTACTCACTTGATACACCAGCCGCGAGGTGTTCACCATCGGTGGTTGCGCGTTCAGCACTTCGCCGTAGACCTGGGGCTTCTGGGTGCCTTTTATGTCGTCTTCGACGCCTTCCACGCCATTGGGTAATACGTTATCGCCTGCATACGTTTGGTGGGGGTGAGGCTTTTCAAAGGGCTGCCAGGGGTCGCGCAGCCGGACGATCACGCTATTGTCAGCGAACTCAAACCCTGTGGCGGTACCCCGTAGGATCTCAGTAATACTCAGGTCGTTATTGACGCGCTCAATAAGCAGCTCACGGCCATCAATCGCGTAGTCAGCCAGGTAATTGAGGTTGCCGTCGTTGTTGATCAGTTCGGTTTCACCGAAACCAGAGGCCTGGGCTGAGATCAACGGACCCGCCTGCATACCAAAGCGGTAAAGCCCCGGCTGTGCGACACGCGGGAAGTAGGGGTAACCGTTGCGGGTATAGCGCCCATCACTAAAGCGTAATGTTCTAGGGGTGCCGTCAGCATCGACGGCGTTGATCGTGACAAGCCATCGAAACATTACTTAGCCCTCTCTAGGCGTGCGCGACGCTCCATGCGTTTGAGCTGTTCGGCTGATTTTTCCTGCGCAGCAACACTTTGCTGGTGACCCGCGCTTGATACGGCTTTGTGCTGCTCACTGCTCTGGTAAAGCTTCTCCATGAGCTGCTTGTTATCGTTGCGCAGTTGTTGCACTTCGCGCTTCAAGTCATTGAGCACTTGGGCCACATCAGAGCCGCCCAGTGTGGGGAATTGAGGCAATGACAGGTTAGCAGTGGGCAGATTCAGGCCATTACGCATGAGATCCGCGTCAGCTCGAGTGAGCACCTTCTCGCCTTTGTGCAGCTCAGCTCGGTAGCCGTCAAAGGGAACGTATTCGAGGCCGTTGGCGTGAGAGCCATCAAAGGCCTCTTCAAGCGTGCCGGGGTGCTCGTTGGTTGCCCCAAACTTGGAAGCTATGACGTTGCCAATCCAGCCCCACACCGTTTCGTCTTGGACAAACGACAGCGTGACGGGTAAGCCTCGGCCGTCGTAGGTGAGTTCTAGTTTTTCATCGAGTTTTAGCTGATCCAGCAGTGTTTCAACAGTGGCACCCGTGTTGCTTTCCGTGCCCTGGCCGCTGGCTTTTAATGCTTCCAAACGGGTGATAACGCCGTCACCGTTTGAATCCATCATCGTGAATAGCGACTGCAGCATCTGATCCGACGCCACACCCGAAAACAGGCCTTCAAGCGCCGATGAGAACTGGCCATAGTCAATGGCCTGGCCATCAGCGATGTCGTCGAACATACCGCTAAGTGCGTTGGCGATGTCGCCTGACAAGCCACCCAGGCCGTTAACGCTGGTATTGACGTCGCCTAACCGTGCGACAGCTAGTTCCTGACGACTGATCATGCCGTCGCCATTCACGTCGACCGCACTGATTAGGTTGCGGATCTCAGCGTCCGTCGCTGTGCCACTTAAAGCCGCTTGCATCTCATCAAACGTCAGTAGGCCATCGGTAGAAATATCGATGCGGCCAAAATCCAGCTCGCCAAAATCCACGGTGCCGATGGTACCGAGTGCGCCGCTGATTTCTCCGGGTAGACCATATAGGCGAGCGTTAGTCAGTTCCTGTCGGCTAATCATGCCGTCGCCATTAACGTCGACCGCACTGATCAGGTTGCGGATCTCTTCATTACTGGCGATAGGGCCAAGCGCCGCTTTCATTTCCTCGAAGGTCAGTAGGCCATCGACGTTGATATCAGCGGCGTTAAAGCTGCCGCTCAGCGCGTTGAGTAACAGTGTGTTGCCGTTGCTCTCTGCAGCTATCAGCGCTTCCATTTCGCTGATCATGCCATCGCCGTTAATGTCCACGGCACCGATCAAGGCTCGAATCTCAGCGTCGGTGGCTTTGCCATCTAGCGCGGCCTGCATCTCATTGAAGGTCAGGAATCCGTCAACATTGAGATCCAGCGAAGCAAACTGACCAGAAATGACGTCGGCGAACTCGGTTAAATCCCCGCCCGCCACGGTGTCAATCAACGTGGTGTTCAGGGTCTCGGTTTGCCCCTCAATGGCATTTCTGAACTCTTCGGCTAGAAACTGCTCGGCGCTGAGTCGGTCGGGCAGTGTTTCTAGCATGCCGGTTACCCGGTCAATGGTCGCTGCGGTCTGGCTACCGCTTGCGCTCCAGCCTTTTTGCGCGTCGATAAACCGTGATGCGTACTGAGTGATCGACCCCAGCGCGTCACGGTCACCGGATAGCGCTAGCTGGTATTGCTCATTAAACGCTGAGGACGCTGCCGCCAGTTGATCGCCGGGGCTTGCTAAACCAGCGTCGGTGGCGTTGAGCTGATCCAGCCAGTTGTTAATGTTGCTAGTGAAGTTGGCAAGGGCTTGCTCTGCTTGTTCCATTGCGCGTGCGCGCTGCTCAGCGGCGCGGGCGGCTTCCTGTTCGGCGGTGGCAGCGTCTTCAAGCGCCCAGATGCGGTTTTGTAACGCGACCAATCCTTGCTCTTCCGCACCTTGCATGGCGCGAAGCTGCTGGATCTCAATTTCGCGTGACGCCTCGGTGTTACCCTGCAGTGTTAGGATTCTACGATCCATCTGCTCGCGTGTGCGCAACGCATCAGCCATCGCCTGGGTTGTTTGATACGCCGCCGCTTCCGCGCTATTGGCGATGGATTCTAGCGCTTGCTCAAGTGTTAGCGTGCCGCTCATTACAGCGTCAGACCAAAACTCTAAGCCTGCTGTATCAGGAGAGCGCCCCAGCGATTGCTCATACGCATCAGCGATCTCGCCATTGATCATGCCGATGGCTTCTGCGCTGCTGGCAATTGACTCCATTGCTTGCTCTAGGGTTAGCGTGCCGCTAGTGATCTTATTTAGCCAATAATCGAGCCCTTCGGCTTCTGCTTCGCGCCCTAAAACTGACTGGTAAACGGCGCTCACTTGATTCTGCAGGCTAGCGCTTAATTGGTTGTAGGCATCGCTGAGCTGAAGCAGTTGAACGTAGTTATATTGGCCAGCAGAGGTATTTAGCTCCTGCGCCTCTACAAGGGCTATTAGATTTTCTTTATCTTTAGGCAGCCTGGTACCGAGCGCTGCAAAACTGGCTGTTACGTCATCAATAGCGTACTGAGTTTGTTCTATCTCGCTTGTGTAACTGTCAAAATACGATGATTGCAGTGCCGATAGGTTTTGCACGCCGCCCGCGTAATTTGCGATATTACCTGCAGCCTCCAGCGCCCCGCTGGCAGTTTCGTCGAACTGGAGGTTTAGGCGGTCGGCGCTTTGCATCAGCGTGCCGATGCCACCGACCATAAGCTCCATTCGAGCCGTGAACTCTTCGGCGGGCAGCGAGGTAACAGCATCACTGAATGTGTGGCCGATCGATTCCAGGGCGGCCAGGGCGCGGCCTTTAAGGGCAAACTCAATGATTTCCCCGGCGTTGCGGCCTGACGCTTCCAGCCCTTGAACGGTGTCGCGCATCGTCGCAATTTCTTGATCAGAACGCGCCACGCTGACGGTTAGGGCATCCATGGCGGCGGTGGCGTTGACGAGATCCTCTGCCCACGATTTATCCTCGCCGACGCCTGCGCGTTGGAGGCGTTCCGTGCCTTGGTCACGGAAGCCCGCATAGCCCAGCGCGGTTTCGCGGTAAAAGCGGCCATCGGCTTGGTGCTCGAACACGCCGTCTTTACCAGCCCCTTCGCTGCGGTCGAGTGATGCGGTAGTGCCAAAGCGACCGCTAAATTTGGTGGGCTCGCTGCCGAACAGCGAGCCAAGACCGCTACCCAGGAACGATCCGATCGCAGCACCTACGCCGGGGATCGGGATTAATACTTGCCCGGCAATACCGCCGACCGTTGCGCCGATCTGCTGCTCTTGGCTTTCACCGAATACCGAACCACCGAGCTTACTGCCAATAAAACCGCCCCCTAAGCCTAAGGCTGTGTTACCAAAGCCGCTGTTAGCGAAGGATTCAAAGCCTGCTTTTAAGCCGCCTTGGGTTTGAACAGCCAGCTCACTGCCGAAGGTGCCCGCGTATGTGGAACCGGTGCCTTGGAAAGCTCGGTAGGCGTTCGCGATCGCGCCGCTGCCGTCCATCATGCCGTTGAACGATGGCATGCCGCCGAAGGATTGAGAACCGGCTGCTTGCTGGCCACCAGCGCCGGTACCACCAAATCCCATGCTGGTCGCCATTTGCACGGTGATCGGGCGGGTGAAGGCCATGTGGGCCATTTCTGCCAGCGTCTGATCCAGTGCCCGCTTCATGATATCGGTGGCATTTAAACTACCGTCGACCGCGCCTTGCCATAGATCCGCAAAGCCGTCATCCAGGCGGCGCAGGCCGTTTAGGCGAACTTCGTCCCAGGCGCCTTCCATAGTGAATGCGGCTTTAACTGTTTTATCTGCTAGGTCGTCGGTGTCGTTTTGGGCTTCGATGAACTGCTGTTGTAGCAACCCCATCATCTGGATGTTTTGGGCGATGTTGCCTGTGCCCATGGCGATGGCCAGGTTCAGCGTCTGGATATCTCGCGCTAGCTGGATGGTTTCGCGGCGGCCTGGTATCAGCCGATCGTAGAGGTCGTCTAGGGCGTCGGCTTGGGCCTGGGTGGATTTTGCGAGTTCTTTGGCATGAGCAGCGGCGGTTTTGCTGGCATCGCCGACTTCTGTAATGGTCGGCGTTACCTCTTCGTTGCGTTCGCCAAGCTCCCCGATACGGCCTTCTACAAGAGCAATAGCGGCTTCTAGGTTGGCAGCCTCTTGCTGTGTTGCGTTGCTGGTTTCGCCGAGTTCACGTACCGCGTCAGTCTGCGCGGTTACGTCAACGCCCAAGAATCCACCGCCGCCATTGCCTTCAATTTGGCCAACCTTCAGGAACTCTTCAGCCGTCACTTCAGCTTGGGCGCGCACTTCGGCCAACTGACCCACCAACGATGTCAGCGTGAGCTGCGCAGCGGCCTGGCTCATGTCATCTAGGCCATTGGTGAGCTTGTTGACGGCTGTGGTGTTGGCGTCAACCTGGGGAACCGTCAGACCTAGTTCCTCACGGAACACATAAAGCAGACCAGCACCACCCACCAGCAGCCCTAGCGGGCCGCCGATCAATGCCAATGCACCGCTTAACCCACGAGCTGCTACGCTAGCTCGCGCCGTGGCGGCTGTGGCGGTATTCATCGCCGCTGTATGCGTTCCTGCGGCGGTCGCTGCTCGCGTGCGAGCAACACTTAGTTGCTGGAGCGCAAAGGTGTGGGCACCAGTGCCTTTAGTGGCCTGTGCTTCTAGCCGCGCAGTACTGAGCAGCGCGAGGGCCGTCTGCTTTTCTGCTGCTGTACGGCGAGTTGTCGCTACTGCGGCAGCGGCTTCTGCGCGCACGTCCGCTTGTGTGGCGACCGTCTTAGCGACCATCGCCGAAGTAGCAGTGGTGAGAGCGACAGCAACGCGCCCGCCGACAAGCACTGCCATGGTTTCAGCGCCGGACGCCAGCGTGTCGATGTTGTTTGTGAGGAATTGGACGGTGTTACTGGCGTTAGCCAGCGTGCCTTCGAATACGTCGGTAGCTCCAGCGTCGCCCACAGCCAGGTAGAACTGGTAGATGGTATCTTCCAGGTTGGACGCCTTACCGCTTAGCGTGTCCATCTGGTCTGCCATGGCACCGGCAAACTGGAGTTCACCGATCTCTTGCAAGTATTGGCTAATAGCAGCCGCGCTATTGGCCACGGTGGTCGTCACGCCCTGGAAGGTGAACGATACTTGCTCCCCTTCTTTGCTTGCACGAATACCAAACTCTTTGAGGCGTTCAAATTCTCCAGTGGTGGCATCGGCTACTGCCTCCACCATCTGCATCATATCCTTACCCATGGCGGCGGCGGTGTTGCCGTATGAGCGCAGCGCTTCCTGGCTAGGGTCTAACCCTAGAGACTGCATGCGGATGAACGCTTGAACTGATTGATCTAAGGTGAAAGGTGTTTCAGCGGCAAAGCCTAAGAGCGTATCCCAAGCCGCTGAGGCGTTTTGAATAGAGCCAGTGACGGTTTTAAGTGACGCTTGAAGCTGCTGAGAACTGCTCACAGCATCATAGGTGTCGTTAGCAAAGCTAGAAACGCCCATTGCCGTCAAAGCAGCCCCAACACCTATTGCAACGTTGCGAAGCTGACTTAAATGCCCTGAAACAGTCTGCGCTTGCTGCCCCGTTCTCTCTAACGCTCGCTCTGCACGTGCGCCCTCACGCTCAGTGGTACCCCCAAACGCCCGCACTTCACCCTGCGCGTCGCGCAGGGTGCCGGAGAGCTGGCGGCCATCGCCAGTGAGGGTGACGCTTAGCGTTAGATTGTTGTTCAAAGCCAGGCCTTCTAACGTTAGTTGCGGGGTAGGTTCATGAAGTTGGTCGCGCCCAATTCGATGAGCTGTACTTGATCCAGCCGCTCAAGTTGTTCTGCTGGGGGAAGCTGGTAGAGGCTGATCACGCTGATCACCGCTTGCACATCTAGCGCCTCGCGTGCGCCATCCATAGCCCTGTATCGCCACTGGTAGCAGCAACGCAGGAAGATCTGAACGGCGTCCCAGTTCTCTGGCAGCACCTCAAAGAGATCCGGCTCGGCTTCTGCTGCCTCGGCTTCTTCGGCAAGCTCTCCGCCTAAGGTGACACCCAAGGCAGCCAGGTCATCCTTGACCAGGCTGGGCTTGCTGTAACAGGCACCCGCCCACCATTTTCCGGCTTCAATCAGTTCCGAGGAAGGTTCTTTTTTACGATGCTCCTCTGATAGGCGCTCGCCATGGCCACCGAAGCAGACGGATCATTTTTCAGCGCATACAGCAGCTCATCACCTGCAAGCGGCTGGCCGTCTTCGCCGGTCACTTCGACGCCTTCCACGCCCATTAACACGCGATCCAGCAGCTTGATGTCATCTGGCATGTCGGCGGATTCATTGTGCGGCAGAATTTTGAAGGTGGCCGTAAAGGAGCCTTTCTGATCTTTACCGTTCTCATCAACAATCGTGAGGTTGACGGGCTGCTTGAAGGTACGAGAGGTATTGAGTTTGAACACGGGTAGTTCTCCTGGTGATAACTGATCGTTAAAGGCTGTTTAACGGTTGTTTAGGTAGCGGTTAAGGGGAAGCGGGAATAGGGGTACCCACCACGATCATGACTTCGTCGTTGCCGTCGGTGGGTTCCGGCATGTAGTTAATGCTGAGCATCTGGATACCGTCTTGATCGGAATAGGTCGGCGATTCGATGCCCACCTTTTTCTGAATGATCTCAATGCGTTCTTCTGGCGTTTTGCCATGAATGAGCGTAAGCGGCCCGGTCTGCGCGTTTTGTGACATCGCAAAGTAGTCCACAACGCTGACGCCGGGATCTTCAATACTGAGCTGGCCGGAAGGTGAACGACCAGTGATCTCAATGTTGTTTGAGCCAACGATCTTGTTGTGGATGACCTGACCCGACATATCCAGCGAGAACTGGTTAAACGGTACGGTGGCTCCCATGAACTGAAGCGGCTCGGTATTTAGCGAGTTAACGGCTAACGCGGCGCGCCACTGGCTGAGGGTGACGTTTGGCAGTTGCTCTGCTGTAACTGGGCTGATCAACGCGCGGTAGGTGAAACGGATCACCGGCATGTTTTCAGCATTGACGGTGAACGCCGGAGTTCCCCGCGCACCGCGCCCCTTGTGCAGGTTGCCGTCTACATTGCAGAAGAAAACGCCACTGTCTTCGTCTTCAGAGACCGGCGAATAGATGACGCGCTCGCCTACCTCAATCACTTCACTCCAGCCACAGGCGCGCAGCAGCTTGCCCCAGGGCGGCGGCGTGCCCAGCTCACCGCTAGTGTTAAGTTCCACCTCAACGACAGCTTCCACATGCTTTTCGCCTGGTGCCTGCGGTGAGTTGCCGTAGTAAGGTCGCACAAAGTTGCGCTCGATATTGCTGCCCGATAACGGGGTGACGGTTATCTCGCGCATCAAGATGGCGTCCGTCGCCGCTTCGGGCGTGGTGGTGCCATCGTTGTAGTCAGATTCCAGGGCGAATCGCATCGCCCGGCGGTTCGTTTTCATACTCACGGGGAGTTCTCCTCAAGTGGCCACCAGTATTCGGCGGTTAGCACATCGGCCCAGAAAAGGGCGTGGCTTTGTAGGGCCAATAGCTGGCCGCGTTGCCATTTCACGGGGATGTCGCAACCTGGCGGCATCCAATTAATCAACTGCGTTAGGGCTGGCTTGCGCAGCCGTGCCAGTTCGTCGTCACCCGCTGTGGCCACCGGGCCTAGCGGTTGGTTACGGCGACGAATACCCGTGACCAGCAACACCTCGGTTTTCACGCGGTGCCGCGCCTGGTTGCTCATTGCGCCGTGGCTGACGGTTTCACGCCCTAACACCAACATCATGTTGGGTAGATGCGCGTTGCTCTTGGCGGCTTCCACATCCGCTGCAAGCTGCACGGTGGGGTTACCTTCCAGGGCGTTAAGGCGGTCAAGCCACGGCGTGAGCGAGAGCATTACTTGGCCTCTTTTTCCGCTGGCTCTTCAGCGGCCACTGCCTTCGGTGGCGGTGTTGCCTTCTCCATCACGATGGCGGGATCGCGGGCAATGGCTTTGTACGCGCTGCCTCGATCATCCAGCGTTAGGTACTTCCAGGCGTTGTCGAAAATGACGCCGCACACCTGGCGTTTTACGCCTGGTGATTTGGTCTTCACCCGTACCGATACAGCCTCACGGGGACGTGGTTTCTTTTCCTTCTCAGCGCTCTGCTCAGCCGTCGCTGCTTTAGTGGTCTGTTTGGCACTCATGATCTGTGGTCTCCGATCGTTGCGGGGCTAGAAGCCACCGCCGTTAAACACCTGGCGGCCTGACTGCATTTGCACATCGCCCGCGCTGCTTGATGCCGGGCCGGTCGAAATGCCGAGCTTGACCTCGCCGCGGGATACCGACTTGAGGAACTTAACGGCGTCGTCGTAGCGCTTCTGCACCTGGTCTGAAGCGTGGTCGTCGTAGAGCCGGTAGCGGGCGATATCGCAAGCGTTGGCAATCACGATGCGTGGCAGCGGCGATAGCGGCACGGGGTAGCCCGCTGCACTTACGTAGCCGTCGATCTCGCCACTTGCGTCATCGCAGGCGCGTTCGACCTCGGCCGCATCAATGGCCGTGCCGGTTTCGTCTCGGGCTAGCGCGAGTATCTCGTCTTCGCCAAACCGCTCGATGAGATCCGCTTGCGTGCAATACGGCATGGGTTAGGACTCCTGCTCGCTGATCCCTTCCACTGGGATCGTGCAGTACATGGCTTCCAGCGCAGGGTCGTTAAACAACTGCTTGACCTGTTCCTGGGTTAGCAGCTCTAGCGCAATGGCGGTGCCTTCGCGGTTGAAGCGGTGCCCCGCACGTCGGCGGCTTTTAATCCGGCGTTTTGTGCGCACCATCACAGCGTCGATTTCTGCCTCTTCGATTGGCGGCAAAGCATTGCCGGTGCCGTCGCCTATGATCACATCGCCTGGAATCTCGGTAGGCGTGCTATCCGTAGAGATCTGCTCAGCGTCCGGTGCTACTGCATCGGCGGGGCTGGGCGTTTCCGTCACCTTCTCAGGCGTTGGCTCGGTCGCCTTTGCGTCCGCCTGGGCTTCCTGCTCGGCGTTGGGCGCTACTGCATCGGCTGGCGTTTCCGGTTCGGCTTCCTGCTTAGCCTTGGTCGCGGTGGTTTTACGTGTTGCCATGGTGGTGCTCTCCGTTGCGCAGTGCCCGCCTAAGCAGGCACTACGAATTGCGGTTTAACGTGCCGTTAAGCGCTGGTTAACCAGGGGTTCAGCACCAGGGTCGATGTGTTGGCCCACTTGTTGGTTTCACCACCGGCGGCGAGCGTGCTTTGCAGCACGGCACGGGCAGCGCCTTCCATGGAGTTGGGCACCATGGTGTGCGAGTGACGTAGCGCCAGCGGGCGGCCATGGTCGCCTTTCAACTTCGTCAATGCCTGGCGCGCTGCTTCGTAGTTCTCGGGGGTAAAAGGCTGGCGAGAACGCACGGCGAGCTGCCAGAGACCAGCCCCTGCCTCTACACGGGC